TGGATGAACTCTTCTAACCCTTGATAAAATTTCTTTTACTGTCATTGTCCCCTCAAAATTTGTAGTCCTTTAGAATATTGCTCTACTAACCAACTGTAATGAGCTTGTCTTGATGAAGCCATTTCTGGATCCTCATCTACATTATAATTAGCTGATATTCTTTCCACAGCTTTCATAGCGGCATATAATACTACCAAATACTCAGCTTCGTCTGGGAATACAGCAATAGCACTCTCACCGTAAGCTACTGCTGGATACTGAACCTCTGAATATTTTCCCACAGCCGAAGAGGCGGATGGAAGAATATTTAAATAATTACTTTCAAGATAATATACAGGATCGGTAGCTGTGGCATAATCCATATCATGTGGATCGGATGCCCTTCCTTTTACATTAGATAATATCATTCTACATGGCTGATCTATAGTCCCGTCACTCCTTCTTACGTTAAATACTTTACCTGTATTCAATGTGGAGGCAGATGATTCACTCCCTGGCGCTCGTGGGGTAAAAGGGGTAGCTTCTGCGGCACACAGAATAAGAAGATTGGGAGGCATAGCGTTAATAACTTCTTTCGCTCCATCAGTCAACCAAGATGTAATGGCAGTAGTATCCGAAGCACCACTCCCAACAGTAGTCTCTACCGTACCCACCATATCTTCTACCTGTACCTGAAATGTTGCCATTATTCTTCGATTACTATAATTTCTAAATCAACTGCGGCGGTATTGGCTCTTGCATATAAAGCGGCCGCCGCTCTAAACATAGCAACTTCCCCTGCCTTTAATTTTATAGAATAAGAACTTGTTAGACCAACCTCTACGTAATTAGTTGAATCTAGATTTTTAAGATATACATACCCCCAAGTCCCAACATCGCTACCAATAACTATCAGTTCATTACTGGTACCAACCTCTTGAACTACATGGGTAAAAGAATCTCCAGAAACATCTACATAAGCAGAATCATGTTTATTTTGCTTGACACCGCTCTTGCTATATTCTAACTGAGCTTCAATTCTTAATTCATTAGCCATTAATATCCCTTCTTTTTCTTCATTTTTATGCTACATTTCTCCCAAAGTTCTTAATATCCTCTTCTATAGGCACTGTTCTAAATTCTATATCAGTTCTTTTCCCAATCTCACTAATCATATACATATTAGTAGTCCATTTCTTACGTTTTGATTTAGGCTTCTTACATTTGGGACAAGAAGCACCTTTGTGATATCCGTGCTTATTGCAAATCTTTGAGACTACCATAGAGGTGGGAGGAAATTTGACTCTCCAACCACCTAATTCGAGATAAAACCTTTATCGCTTTATCTCACAGTTTATAACTGCTAATCCTTATTGATTCGGATTAAATAGCTTATTCTGCTACATGCTCACCAGTACCAGCGGCAATCGCACTAACAAGATCAGATACAGCAAATGCTGTTGCGGCTGTTGAAGAAATCATCGTTATCTTAAACGAAGCTCCAACTAAAGCGGCAGCTGCGAAATTAAATCCATCAGCACTTGCGTTTACTGTATTTGTACCGTCACCATCTGGTTCTGCTGTGATTATCTTATCAGCCCCCGCCGCAGTATCTACACTAAATACCTGTGCGGCTGTTGCCAACATTGTGAATCTGCACCAGAATCCTACATTATCTTCATTTACTGCAGGTAATGTAATAGACTGTGCGCCGCTTGTCAACGCAGGCACTATAAAATGAGTACCTGAATCAGCCATAGTCAACGCATCTCTTATTGTCGTAGCGGAGCCCTGATCTGTTAGTAATACTATTTTTTCCTTATATTGCAAAGGCATAGCATCGCCATGAAAATCAGCGCCATCGCCGAACTTTAAGCTATTGTTATTTATGATATCACTTCTCATTTTACACGCCCTCCAAATTAATCAACGCATGAGTTTCAGGAAGCGTAACTTCAAGACCAGCTTCTGTAAGAATTAGATCCTTACGCAAGTCTTCGTCAGCGGACTGAACATTCGTTGTAATTGAAGTATCTCTGTTGATACCGTTACCAACAAGAGGTCTGTAAGATACATGATCTAGGTCAACCATCATACAAAAGCCAGAAGCAAAGCCTCTAAACAGTGGTTCCTTAACCATAGTTAAGTCTCCATGTATAGTATCAACTTTCATTACTTGATGACCAAATGAACCTTCAGCTCTACCCATAGAATATCTCGCTAATGATGCGCCGGTATTAACAGTGGTTGATGCCCCAGACATCATAGACCCCTGTACGAACCCATCGGCTCCCATTTTATTGAAATAAGATATTACTGGTAATGAGCATAAAGCCAATTTAGCAGAGCTTCCACCCCTTGCAGGGTCAAAAACTACTTCCATATCGCTTAATAGATCATCATATGTCCATTGTGCGGCTGTGTTAGATTTATAATATGGAGAACCTGAATTGTAAGATAGCTGAGAGCCATCCTTTACAACATTAGAATATCCATTATAAATCGTAGCACCAACAACACCTTCTGTATATTGAATACCGTTAGCTGAACCTCTTTGACCAAAGAGCATCGCTCTTTCTATGTCAACTTTATGTTCTCTTAGTTTTAAGTTCCACAATCGTGACCACTCATCAGAATAGCCTCTATACACAGTTGCCCTAGAAGTATTTGTCATTTCGACAGCGGTTTTGAAGATTTGAGTATAACCATAGTCATGCTCTACCTCTTCAGACCATACATCTGGAGCGCCTGAGCCTTCTTCGAAAGAAGTTCCGATTACTGTACATTTCGAGTCGTCAGCCAAAGCAAGAGTGCTTCCGCCGATAGTCGATATTGACGTAACAGTACAGGTTGTTTGCGTAGAAGAAGATGTATTGTCAACAGTATTGATTCGCACATTACACGGTGTAGGGGCAGAGCCATCGTCATCGCCGATAGCAACCACCATTCCCGGTAATAGATAATCGACACCATCGTCTTGTGCAGTATTGTCAAAAATAACAGTATCAGAACTTCCAGGGGCAGCTAATGTTATGCCACCTTTAAGCCTAAATGATCTGTCACTAATTGATACTTTCGTTCTATCTTCTAGAAATCGGAATTGAGAATCTGATGTGGGTACTTTTGCAACTTGGGATAAGTAAACAAAAAATGGAGACTCATCTGGAGCCAATTCTGCTACCCTATCACTAAAGTCAAATAATCGTCTAGTGTGGAAATCAGTATTGCTTGCACCAGGAGTGCCAAATTTGGTTACACCCGTATTAATCGTAGCCATTTTCTTTTCCTCGATTTAACATTTATAACACATTTGTTCGACTTCCAGCATTTATAACCTGATCCCACATTTTATCCTTACCGGATTTGGTTTCAGGTTGCTGGCCCTGGATTACTCCAGGGGAACGAGGAGATTGCTTATTTGCCCTTACCTGGTCTAAAGAAGAATTTGGTCTTGCAGTCGTTTCATTTTCATTCTTTAGAAATACATCAACTAATGTTTCTATTGATAAGTTCTCTTTAGGCTGTGAAAAGAATTTCACGAACCTACCAGCCTGATCGTTAGTAAAATTGTATTTACTTTTTAAATCAGTCTGAAGATTATTTACAAACATTTGTTCTTGTAGTGCCGACATATGACGGCCCACTGTTGAATCAACCATCTTTTGCTGATCTTTCATCCGCAATTTATAAGATGGAGATTCTGGTTTATAATAAGCATCCCACGGGTTAAATTCATCTTCCGTCATAGTCTTCTCCTGTTGACCTCGTCCTGCGATATTTTCCTGTATCATTGATACTAGATCGGGTCTATTTTCAAGAAGGTTAACAAGTGGTTTGAATTTTTCCATCTCCTGAACCTGAGATTCAAGTTTTTGATTCTCAGCCTGAGACCTATCATATAATGATTGGAATTTTCTAACCTCTTCATCTTCCTCCTCGATTTCATAAACCTCATCTTGGATTTCTTCGCTTACAAGTTCTTCAGAAGCCTCCTGTGGTTGATTTGTTTCAGCCATAATTTCACTCCTTTGATGTTCCTGATTTACGGGTAGAACCTTTTAAGATTTCCCTATACAGGACTTCACCATATTGTTTTTTTGACTTCAACGCCTTTAGGCGCCCTCTACGTTAGCCATTTCATCGGATACTCTTTTGAGTTTATCCGTCTCTCTAAGCACAGCGTTGTTGAATTTGGCACGGTTGACTCTTCTATCAGAATCCATCCTTGCTTCAATTTCAGACAACCTGGACTTAAACTTTTCGATTTGAACTCTCTGCTTATCACTACTTGATTCTTTCTTAGCAGATTCAAGCTCTTGGCTGAGGCCCTGTAATTGGGTCTGTAATTGCTCAACCTGAGCTTTATATTGTTCAACTTCATTTAATCTTTGCATTACACCTTCTTTATCAAATATTTCTGGGTTCTTCTTCAATACTTCCATTCTATCTACAAGACCCATTTGAAACGCTTCCAGGTATACCCCATAAGTGGCCCACTTACTCTCTGGTAATGTGCTACCTGGTTCAATTTTTATATCATGTTGACCTATGTTCATTCTGTCTTTCTGTATATCTATAACAGCACCGGTCATATCATCGTATGAATTTATCATAACCTCTGTTAGTGCGTTATTCGACTGGACGAGGGAGAATATTTTCTGAAATGTATAATGCCCCTTAGAAAGACAGTAAAGTACCCTCCCCAATCTATTAACACTAAATTCTATATCTCTCAATTTGGACTTCGGCCTTTCGGATCCTAGTGCCACCATAGCCTCTGTACCCCTAACAGTCTCCGGTGCCTTCTCTGCGAATCCGTGCATCATCTCAGGTAAGCCAAATACAAAATCTATATAAAACTCAGACTGTTGAATAAGCTTGTAAAACTCTCCGGCAAGTGGTTGTGGGGCAGGATAATGAGGTTCTCCCTGACTAGTATCAACCTCAATAACAGCATTGGGGTTTGCCCAATCCCTTTCTAAATCTTCTACATTCTCAATGGATCCAAGAGGTACAATAAGTTTTAATCCCGCAGAGGCCTGTGCATGAGATAGGGCTAATGACCATAACTTGTTAAGAAGTTTCTGCATCGGCCTTGCTCTGGATACATCAGACTTAGGATAAGGAGTTCCAGTCCAAATGTTAGGTAATGGAACTATAGGATATACGTCTGCATTTAAAACATCTTCATAAAGTACAATCTCTCCAACCGAGGCGCAGACTGCAATTCTATTCTGATAAATTTGTTCGAACTCCATGAATCCTCTTTCAAAGAGTCCTGGGTTCTCCTCCATGAACGTACTGAATGAATCTTCATCCATCACCTGCTCTGATCCATTCCTCGCATCTAGTATCCTGTAGAATGGAACTTTTATCGGATAGAACCTTTCAAGAATCTGATACTTCGCCGTACCCCATTCTAAATTATTTGCCTCTGATGGAGCCCATGTCCTCATTGTAGAACTGTTCTGAGCATTAGGATAATCTTCTTCTAATACACCAGAAATCTCTTTTATCATACCATCTTGTTCGTTACCTTCTTCATCTATAGTATTGTCTAGTTCAGGGTAGAGGTTAACGATCTGCTCGCCTGTCAAGATGGTAGAAAGAATGATGCCCTCGGCATCTAAAAACCACCTATCTCTTGCGGAAGGTGGAACATAAACCCTAAACGGGTCAACATAGGTAAACTTCACGTCACCTCTACCAAAGTCTGCTTCTCTGTCTATATAAGCATATAAATATCCTAATCCTGTAACAGCATAATCTGCAATCGCCTGCTTCATCTGGTGATCACCATCGGATATATCCCATACATAACCTAAGATATGTCTCCATGTAGAGGCAACCTGATGGTCAGAATCCTCTCTAGGTATAATAGTAAAAATCGGAGGCCTTGCAGTTAAAACACTTTTTAATTTTTCGACAGCAGGAGAAATCCTATCCATAGGTATGTCAGCCTGACTTCTAGAAGATAATTCACTAGATTCATCTTTAGTAAAATGGTTACCCAAAAAGAAATCAACATCTGTTCTAGCATCAGAATCCCAATCCGCTCTGGCATCACGCCACTTGCGGAAAAGCTCTTGATTCATCTGTGCTCTTTCGTCAGTAGGAAGAGCCATTATTATATTGCATATTGTTATAATTACCCATAAATTCTTTTAATCTATCAAGCAAATTATTCTTTTGTGAATATGGAGAAGACGTAGGACTGAATGAATTCATACCAAAAGAATTCATTCCATTGGAATAATTTTGATAGGGATAGCCCTGCTTCTCGCCGAACAGCTCTTGGAGCTGGGCCAGAAGAGCTAACCTCTCCGTATCAGAAGTGTTACGTCCGTAGGGCATTCTGCATAATTTACAACAAAAAATTATAAATGTCAAGGATAAAATGCCTAAAACATAAAAAAGTTCCCTATTTTCTTGCTCCAGTTAGCCAGGAATACGATCTTTTCTTAGTTTTTCTCTTTTTTGATTGAAATTGTTCTGCATCCACAACACCGCTCTTGGGATAGTTATGACCTATATAATGATTGGCATAGTACAATGCATCCATAAAATCATCATGCCTGGACTTTGGAAACTCAAACAACTCATCTACCACATTAGACATATTTCTTTTAACATATAACTTGTTTGTATTTATTATTGGGCCTAATGAGGCTAATAATCTATCCTCTTTTTTAATCCCGTGAGGTGGCTTGGCACCCTTAAATATACCTGGTAGCAATTTTCTATCTTTAGCGGATAATCTAGTGACCATATCCCTAACCATCTCCTGCGCCGCCACAGTTTCTATAGTAACTCTTCTTGGGTTATATGTCTTAGCCATCCCCATAATCTGTTTAGGCATATCATATATAGGAATTCGATCATAGAATGTATCCAGGACATATCTATTCTTATGCTTATCAACGCCCAGAACAACGATTGCCTGCATATCTGATGTGTCAGTCGCAGTTGCGGCTAAATCAACGCCTATGAACGTATAAATAGGTATATAGTCATCTCCTATATTCAAATAAGAAAACTTGTTTCGATACATATAATCACCATCATAATAGTTAATTCTATCTGTTTTGAAAGGAGCATTAGCTATATCTCTGGCATCGTTTAAATACTCTTGACTAAATTTATGAATCTGACCAACATTCTCATAATCTCTTCTAATCTCTTTTAATTTGTCAATGGAGAAATATGAAGGCCATAAAGCCTGACCATCATGTATAGCCTTATGGAATATAGTATACCATGTGTAATCTCTCTTATTTCTAGTGGCATCCAGATATGATTCATAAATACCCTGCAAGGCGGAGTCAAAATGAACAATAGTACCCAAAAGCCATATGCTACCCTCATTACCCTTAGATTCTTCTAACGAAGGATATACAGTAGACATGAGCCATTCTTTAATTTCTGTTCTTCTTACCTTTGTTTTCGTATTTAATTCAGATTCAAAGTCATCTAGAATAATACGTGTATAACGGGTAGATATCTGAGCACGACCACGAAGCCTCTGATTAGTGCCTTTTGCTATAATTCTATCGCCCTTGACCGTTTCAATCTCTTTCTCAGTCCACTTCTTACCTGCAATACTACCAAAGTAATAATTCAAATAAGGATTAAACTCAATATGATGTCTAATATATTTTAGATGGTCTATAGCCTGGCCCTGCTCTTCAGACACCCATGCGGCAAATTCTATCTTATCGTCAGGATTGAAATATAATTTATATAATAGAGCGGCTTTTGCAAGTGTGGACTTAGTATGTCCTCTAGGAAGAACAACACAAAGCTTTCTAATACTATCATTTAATAACGCATCACCCACCTCATAATGAAATGGAGCTGGTTTCGACTTGTTAAAGTCGTCAGGAAGAAATAGCTGACCAAAGTTTATGAGGTTCTGAGATGCTATATATAGAACTTCGTCCTTACTGGAAGAAGCTATGTCTATCGGTTTTTCTTCTTGTGCCTGTTTTGCTTTTGTTTCTTCTTCCAACGATGTCTCTTAATCTTCTTTCGTCTCTTCTTTAGTACGCTTGACATTTTTCTCCATATATTTCATTAGCTTTTTGTCGTCTTTCCTCATTTCGATATAATTAAATAATACGCTTTCCATCATAGTGACCCGTTGTGCAAGTATTTGAATGTCGGAAAGGATAGCTTTCAAAGCTCTTATTATATCATGCTTACTTACTGTTTTTTTTCTTTTCAACTTCCCAATCACCTCCGGTTAATTCTTCATATTCACCTATATCACCACCTTCATAGACAAATGCATTGAATGTCTTTTTATTCCTGAATAGAGTAACAGGTACTGAAACCCTCTTATACAGCCCATTGTCAACATTCTCATACCTATCAAGCTCTTTAAGCTCGTCATTTGAGACTTTCATAACTTCAACGATCACTCTCCCGTCCCCTCTTACGATAGCAGGAAACCATGCCCCCTTAGGGCGAACAAGTTTATAGTTGTTAATAAACCCCTTTTGCCCGAATCCAGTTCTAAGAGTCCCGTATACAGCTAAAGTATTATTTCTTGCCACGAGGCTCCCAGCCGTACTCCATGCCACGAAGAAGCTTCATCATCTTCTTGGCCTTCTCTACGCTACCCGCTGTGGCTTTTTTCTTCCATTCCCCATCTTTTTTAACGTATACTATCTTTCCTACTCTTTTATATGGCATTATGCTACTCCCACTTGAGTTGAACCAAACTTGCCTAATTCTAATATTTCATCATCTATCCCATATATAGTATGACAATGTCTACATAGCCACGCTACCTGAACAGCCATTGGCCCAAAAAGAGGTTTTACATCTTTTACCGTTAAAGGTTTCTCACAAGCTAAGCATCTATCTAATTTAGTCTTCGGAAATTTTGGCTTCAATCTGCCCGACATTCTTTGCATCCTTTAGTGCCTCCAGCTGATCTCTTGAAAAACCTTGAAATACCGTTAAAGATTCGCTCTTATTGGACTCCTTAGGGAACATATTCCTTATTTCCATAAGCATTCTTATAGCTCTTACTCTATCCGCATCTTTACTGCCCTCTTCGACCACGTCCTTAGCGGCCGCAAGAAGATAATCTTCTGTTATCCCCAGATCGTCCATTGTCTTTTTTATTTCATTTGACACAATATTTTTAACCCTTTTTGTTTTTAATAGTCTTTTTGACCATATAGTAGCATATTCTCTACTATTAGCTGAGAATGCTTTGAGATAGGCATCCGTTGGATCCATACCTGTAGCAACGTATTTTGCGAATATCCACTCCTTTTGATTGGCTTTATCCCTTTTTAGCCGTATATCTGCACCATACTCGTCACCAGACAAGGAATATATATTCTTGGGAGGATCTCCGGACATATCGTCTTTTAAGAAATGCGTACCCATAAGACAGCGAATGTACGGTTTCTTCTTCATTTTGCCCTTTTTTAGTATCTGGCATATCTTTCCGTCATCCGATGTTACCCAATCGCCCTCATCACCCTCCTTCCAGTGTTTAACTGGATGACCCTCATAAAGGCGAAACTCCTTATAATTCTCGTATAATATATATTCCTTCCCTTTTATGGTCTTTTTAAACATTTTACCATTCCCGTCCTTATATTACTTTATCTCCTTTCCTCTCCCTCCAGGTAAAATGCTGACTGCATTATATTGGATTCACTGTAGGAGGACAATATGATTCAATCCTCTTATGCATTTCCTCCAATATCTTTACATCTTCTACATTATGCTTGTAAACTTCTTTCAGGGCCTTTTCGTTCCCGTACATGGCTTCTCTCCATAATCTTGGTTCTACAGGCGTTTTGCCCTTTATACCAAGAAATTGGCATACTGTAGCCAATCTATTGTTATGTAGCTTTAATTTACTCCTAACCATATAATAGAGGTCTTTATGACTAATTTCCCTATATACAGGGAAACGAATGTCATGGTCAAGACATCTTGTACGGATAAAAGGAATATCGAAGTTGGTACCGTAATATGTGAATAAGAGGTCATAATTGTTTAATTCCTCCATAAGTAGCTCTACTAGCTTCCCATCATACACACCACTAAGAATATCTTCCTTTTCTATGATTGCACCGCTAACCTTGCCCTTGTCCCGTGGCTTTATGGCCCATGAGAGCATTATACCAATACTAGCCTTTAGGTTAGAGGTTTCTATGTCAAGATACCCTAATCTCAACTCCTTACCAGTTTTGTACCTTTTGGGCTTCCTAAGGCCCATATTCTGAATTTTCCTGGCAACCGAGGTATAGGTACGATTATATCCTGAGTTTACTATCTCATTGTATATAGTATATGAGGATTTGGCACTATTCTCATATTGGAATAGCATCCCTACTTCATCATCATTCCATCGCTTTCTTGGCATCTCCAGCTCCTTTTCTTTGATATAGTACGATCTTGTCAGTCTTCCTTGCAAGATTAGTCGCTCCATCGTCCCTTGCAAGTCCTATTACAACAAACTCTTTGTTTTTGTGATTTTCAATGTCAGCAAATACTGTATGCCTTAATTTGCAATCGCAACACCAAAGATGAAACATTCCACCAGGGCGTACCATTACAGCCTCTGGATCGAAGTTACGCAGTTTAAAATTGCTCATATTCCTCCACCATGTCTAAGGTTAGTGCATATCCAGCGATATCTACCCTATTATCTCTTTTAGGGTTGTTAGTCTCTCTGGACAGTTTCACAGCTATCATGAACTTTGCAACGTCTGAAGCAGAAAACTCCACATCTTTCAAGGCAGTCCACATCTTAGCAGTACGTGAGAAGTCTATTATGGGATGTCCGTAGTTTACACCACGATCACCCATTACAAGCTCCTCGGCCTTTTCTAGTATAGAATCCTCTGTATCTACTATGGAGAACTTCAAACCGCTCATACTACATGATTCCAATCTTTTAAATCTTTTATATTGTAGAATATGGGTATTTGATAGGTAGCGGCGAGCCAGTGCTCAGCCTTTGCACCTTCAGATTTCTTCCAATTATCCATCATAAAGACAGCATCGCACTTCTTTACTATAGAGAAGTAGCCTTCCAAGAACTCATCTTGCGAAAGGATCCCATTCCAGTTCCTGGTGTTAAGATGCGGGCAGATGGCGGCCATGCCATTTCGCCAGATTCTCTTAGAAATACTCTCAGCACGGTCTATATTGTGATTTATCGCCTTTTTACTCTTGTCTGTGTATTTCCCAGCTATGTATATCACCTTCATCTTCTGATTCCTCTTGTTCTTCTTCGTAATTTTCGAACTCTCTCGTCATTTTCTGAAAATCTTCCAATTTCTTGCCAATACTGCTATTTATCTCGTCTACCAAATCTCTCATTTTACCCCCGGGAGTACAATATTCTTAAAATATGGGCAATCTTTAGGTTCACACTCTTTATTGTGGTATTCCTCATCTATCCAGTAAACCAAACGCCCATCCTCGTCTCTTTTAAAGAAGGATCCACCACAGATGCCAGCTCTTTCTGACTTTCCGTAGTTTGCACAGCTCTTTTTTGCGATAACTTTCTCATTCACTAAGCGAATTTATGGAATAAATAGGTAATATACAATGGTTATTATCCGTTTTTTAAAAATATATGGGTTTTTTACAAAAAGCACCGGTTTTTCCTTGTTTATTCCCCAAATGTTCCGTATCTTATAAAGCGGAAAGCGAACAAATTCCTATTTAATATATATATAATTTATATTTACCTTTCAATACAATTTAAATCTAAATTGAAGGTAAACTCCAGAATTTTCCAAAAATTTTAGGGAAAATGGAAAACGAAATTCCACCAAAAATAACGCAAAATATACAAAATAACGGATAATTTGAGATTTTTGTGT